TAATTTGAATGCTGGCTCGGAGTATATTTTCTATCTTAAGGGGTACAATGATGCAGGGCAGAGCGGGACGAGCAATACGGTGACTTATCTTGTCCCGACATTCACCCCACCGGAGGACTCCCTGGCGGATCAGGTGCTTGTGGTCCCTGGCATTGCCACGCTAAAGGACGTTATTCGGGAGATTGTTAAGGAGATTTTAGCTGATGAATAAATACCCTTACATACCGAGAGACGGGCTTCCTTTGGTTAAGAAGATACTGGAGGAGTTAAAAAAAGCGGCTACTATTCTGGAAAAGAAGAGGGCTAAAAAGGGGAAATAATGACTTATATTCCTGGAGATTTTTGGAGGATATGTGACCGGTGCGGGCGGAGATTTCGGCAAAGTGAGACGCTAAAAACCTGGGACGGGTTATGGGTCTGCAAGAACGATTGGGAGCCCAGGCACCCGCAGGACTTTGTCACTGGTAGGGAGGATAAGCAGTCTGTCCCCGAGCCTCGGCCGGAAACTACAGATTATTTCCTATCGGACAATGAAGTGAAGGCGGAGGATTTATAATGACGATATCAGAATCGTACGATTTTAATTTTGACCGGGACGCCATTATAGGTGAGGCGTATCAGGTCATAGGGGCGACGGCTTTAGGCGAAGATCCCACGGCGGACGAATTGACCTCCGGTGGGAAAATGCTGAATTTAATGCTCAAAGGCTGGCAGACGGAAAGAATCGCTTTGTGGCTCCAGCAAAAAGTCACACTATTCCTATCGAAGGATACGCAGGCGTACTCATTGGGTCCCACCGGGTCCCACGTCACGCCCACATCACAGGCCGTTAAAACAGAGGCTAAAGTTGCGGCCATTGCCACGGATAGCACGATAGATGTCGATTCCATTACCGGGATCTCCGACACGGATACTATTGGGGTAGAACTGGACGACGGGACAATTCAATGGACAACCGTTAATGGTGCCCCCTCGGGTGACACCGTAACCTTGACCGATGCTTTGACAGATGGTGTGGCCATAGATAACCATGTGTACGTCTATTCGGACAAAATTCAACGACCCATGGACGTATTGGAGGGCCGGAGGATAGATGCCGACGGAAATTCCATCCCACTACTCCAGGTCTCCAGACAGGAATATCTTGCGCTTCCCACAAAGAATAGCTCCGGGGTTCCCTCCCAGTATTATTACGACCCGCAGCTCACAAATGGGGCACTTTACATCTGGCCGACATGTTCGGATGTTCAGACTACTCTTGAACTCACTATTAAAAAACCGATTTCAGATTTTGACGCGAGTACGGACACTGGGGAATTTCCGGTTGAATGGCTGGATATGATTGTAAATAACCTGGCGGTCCGGATCGGAATAAAATTACGGCTGTCCCCGAGTAAAGAACTTAAAGAACTGGCGGATAAAGGTAAATTTATGGCTCAGACTTTTGACGCCGAAATGACATCAACCTTCTTTCAGCCACAGGGCGGGGGGTAGATATGACGTATCGAAAGGATGAGGACTCCATAGAGATACCTTTTCTGGGAGGGGCATACGAAGGTAGGTCCCGGAGCGTAAACGCCCAGCAAAGCATCAATTTGTTCCCCGTATTGGACCACCAGGAGGCCAAGTCGGTTATTGCTATGTACGGCACCCCCGGGACCGTTACTTTCAGTGAGCCTGCTACGAGCGCCATGGTAAGAAGTATCCACGTCATGGGGGATCTCCTATACGCTGTTATCGGGGCTGACGTGTATAGCATAACAACCGCAGGTGTGGCCACAAATATAGGAAGTATCACTACTTCCACGGGTCATGTAGGTATGGCCAATAACGGCGTTCAGATCCTTGTGGTAGACGGCACGACCTCCGGGCATATAATTACTACGGGTGGACTCGCCGATATTACCGACTTGGATTTCCCGCAGGCCACAGACTGCGTGTTTTTTGACGGGTATTTTATTGTTACCGTCGCCGGGACCGGACGGATTATGGTTTCTAAGCTGTATGACGGGATGATATGGGATGCGCTTGATTATGCGACTGCGGAAGCAGCACCGGATAATTTGGTCGGAGTGGGAACCACAAAGCAGAATATTTGGCTTTTCGGTGAGCAGTCTATAGAAGTATATTATAATTCCGGGGGTCCGGACTTTCCGTTCCAACGTGTCCCGGGGGCTATTATCGACCTGGGGTGTGCGGCCATAACGTCGGTCGCGGAAATCGAGGGCGTGTTGTATTGGATGTCCCATAAAGGCACAATCGTTAAAAACCAGGGGTACGGGTTTGAAGTGGTATCGACGCCCGGTATCGAGTATCAGGTCTCGACGTACACCACCAAGGATGACGCGGTGGGGTACACTTATGCCCTGGAAGGCAGAACATTTTATGTAATTAACTTCCCAACGCACAATAAAACATGGGTCCTTGATACCCGATCGGGTCAATGGCACGAATGGCAGAGTCTAATATGAAGAATGAAATTGCAATGTTATGCAGCAAGGATGTTGAAGCGCTTCGAGCGTTGGCAAATGAGATAGAGAAAACCTTCCATATGGTGCAGGTCCATCGGACCCGGACGGAAATGGAAGTGTCTGTTCTAAATGATCTTAAGCACCCAACCCCCGCCAGTAAATATTGGCAGGCGGTCCGGGAGCAGAACGGCATGGCACAAGGTGTGGCCATGATGTCCTTTGATTATCGGGCGATAGTGGTCAAGATCAAAATCCTCCATAGACGGCTATCAGAGGAATCGGATGACTTGAAACGAGAACTATTACAAATTAAAATTGACCGAAAAGAATATCAGCTTAAGGATATGGCCCGGGCGGCTAAGGCGAAGGTCCGGGAGATTCGAGACTGGTCGGCCATCAAAGAAAGAGAAGCTAAAAATATGCTCCCCTGGGAGCTGGAAGATGTCGATAACCATCAATTGGTAAGTTATACCAGACGTTGGGTCAACCAGACTTTAGAGATGGGCGGCGGCGGGTCCCCCTCAGAACGGCAAAATCTAATCGGCCAATTGAAAGCCGGGATGCACCGGTGCGAGGAAAAAGGAATGCTTCTTACGGCGCTGTCTGTCTACGACCCTGAGACTCGGGTAAACTTAATCAACATGTCTAAGGAGGCTTGATAATGGCGTCAGCATGGGCAGCAACGGGCGATTTAATAACCGCAAGGAATGAAATAGCAGGGTGCGGCACGCATGACGCGGGCCTATCAATGGGCGGGATAGAATCCGGTGGAGGTCAGTCTACGGAGACAGAAGAATTTAACGGAAGTACATGGGCCTATGGTGGCTCGCTTCCTTTAGCCACACAGGGTATGGCAGGCTTAGGGCTTCAAAGTGCCGGGGTTGCCGTCGGTGGGTATGATACTGATTATTCCAAAAAGTCATACGAGTACAATGGGACCGCCTGGGCGTCCGGTGGTGATATGACCGGGTATCGGCATCAGGCCGGTGCGGCGGGCTTACTCTCCGCAGGTTTAGCTTTTGGAGGGGCAACTTTCGGTGTAGTGAATACGACCGAGGAGTACAACGGGACTGTCTGGTCATCCGGCGGAAATCTTATAGACGCAAGGTCGGCACTTGTTGGCTGCGGGACTCAAACAGCAGGCTTGGCTTTTGGTGGCGCCTCATCTTCAAGTATCGGGGAAAAGACGGAAGAGTATGACGGAACCGCATGGAGTGCGGGCGGTGACTTAACTCAGACTATAAATAGCCATGGTGGCTGTGGAACTCAAACAGAGGCACTTTCCTTTGGTGGGTACCATTCTGGGACGGTAGCCGTTTCGGAAGAATACGACGGAACCGCATGGAGTGCGGGCGGTGACTTAAATACCGCACGAAAGGAACATGCTGGCGCGGGCACATGGACGTCAGCGCTGGCCTTTGGCGGCTCCCCAAGTACCGGTGTCCTTGCGTCTACTGAGGAGTACGTCGTTCAGTCTCTCGGTAATCATCTCGGTATAGCCGGGATAGATGGAGGTGTGCTTTTCAACGGTCAGACTATTATAGGTGATCGGTCAAATGGTAAATTGTACGCTTTGAATATGGACGTTTTCACGGATAATGGGAACCCCATTACCCGAGTAAGACGGACCCAAATTATCAATAAAAAAAGAGTGCAGGTATTGCACCATAAAATAGAGGTAGAATTTGAACCGGGTGTCGGGCTGGACGTGGCGGCGGGAGCCGACGGGCAAGACCCGCAGGCGATCCTAAAATGGTCGGATGATGGGGGGAACTCCTGGAGCGCCGGACGGTCGGTTGACATCGGTGAATTTGAACAGTATGGTACGAGAGCCATATGGAGGCAGTTAGGCAAGTCGAGGAATAGGATTTATGAATTAACGATCACAGATCCCGTAAAGGTGGTCCTGATCGGGGCAGATGCCCGTTTAACAGCCTGCAAGGCTTAATGAAGAGGAGGGTTTATGATTACCCCAAAAGCGATGGTAGACGGTGTGAATTTAACAGACTCCGCCGTTACCTATTATACGGTCGATACAGGAGCGCGGGCTATTATAAAGAAAGCCACGTTCGTGAACGACCATACAGTTGCCGTTACCGTAACGGTGAATATCGTACCATCCGGGGGGGCCGTCGGGTATGCTAACCGAGTGGTAAAAGACAAAGCCCTTGCCGCTGGAGAAACCTGGATATGCTATGACCTTGAAAATCACGAAATCGAACAAGGCGGCTTTATCTCAATGTTGGCGTCCGTGACAGCTAAAATAGGATGCCGTATATCAGGATATGAGGTGACATAATGGATACGTATGATGGTATGTGGGTAAACCCTATGTCAGCGTCCCCCAGAGCGCAAGTTATGAGAAATTACGTTCAGGACATGTCTCGGAAGTCAAACGAGACTGCGTTCTTCTCTAATAATAGTGGGGCGAGTACGTGGGGTACCGGGAGTTCCGGATCGTCTGACTATGCTTCGGAGCAAGCTAGACAAGCTAAGTTGGCGGCCGCTGCTCAAATGAAAGCCGCTAATCAAATGTTTCAATTGCAAGCGGGGCAAAGAAAACAGGGTCGCCGGGATATACAGGCGGGAACCCGGAAAGCAACGGAGGGTATGAATCCGTGGCGTGAAGCCGGGGTTGATGCTTTAGGTAGGCTCCAGGAAAAAATAACCGCTGGGCCGGGGGACTTTGAGAAGAGTCCCGGGTACGAGTTTAGGTTAGCGGAAGGCCAAAGAGCTTTAGAATCAAGTGCCTCTGCCAGAGGTGGGGCTTTGAGTGGGGCGGCCGTCAAGGGGGCAATGCGTTACGGTCAGGATTTTGCCACAAATGATTATGATAATTTCCTTCGGAGATATTACGAGTCCATGGCACCTGATGAAAGAATGTCCGGAAAGGGGCAGGAGGCCGCAGGGACCATGGGGCAATTTGAACAGCAGGGCGGGAGGGACTTAGCCTCTTCCGGTCAAGCGTCTACAAATCAGATGGCGTCTGCCAGACAGTATGGCGGGGAGTCTGAGGCGGGGGGCATAATGAACGCTGGGAATATTATGGCGATAGACGCTCAAGCAAGAGCAGAGCGGGATTATGGCTATGACGCCTGGAAACAAGGGAGGGATTTCTAATGGTACAAGCATATTTAGGAAAACCGAATTACACGAATGCCATGAACGCGGGCCTCCGAACCAGGCTTGCCTATGACGAATCCAGACGCCGGAGAATGGGCGGTGGTGGAGGCGGTGGTGGAGGTATGTCCGAGCGGATAGCGCAAAGGGCACCTGCGGGATCACCCGAGGCCCGGGCTTTATATCGGAACCAGATGCTCCAGGAGCAGGGAAAGGAAGCAGAAGTTTCCCAGGCGGAGGCTACTGTCGCGGGTACTGAGGCGGATACGTTGGCCACACAGGCGCTTACGGCGGGCCGGGAGAAGCAGACTGACCTTATGGGGCAAGTGACCCCCGAGGCGACCAAGAAAGCGCAATTGGACAATGAGATGGCTGAGGCTAATCTTAAGAAAGAGCATATAGCCCAGCAGAAGACAATTATGGACAATATGCTTCAATACCTACCGGTAACTACACAAGAGAACTATAGGGACTTGATAGACTGGGGTGTGAACTCAGGGCTGGACGCGAGTGCGTTTGATCCGGCGGAAAAGATTGAGGCTATGACTCCAGTGGAATGGAAAGTTCACCAGAGCAACATGGAGAAGATGCTGGACCCAGGACCTAAAAAACTCAAAGCTCAAGCGGACGCCAAACTAAAAGAGGACAAAGCTGCGGCGGCGGAGAAAAAACTCCTGGAAGATGCGAGGGACGATTACGCAAAATACATGGGGCTTGCGGATAAACTAACACGGACGGGGGGCTTGAGTGCTTTCGAGATGGCGTTCCTATCCGAGGCGGACAAAAAGAAGTGGGGCGACCAAAGTCCCGAGGAACAGGTGGCACTCTTGGAGAAACGAGCGGCTCTGATAAAAGCGGATCACCCGAACCTTAATATGGGGCCTATCCCAGCTACAGAACCCGGGGGGTGGCACTCGTGGGATTAAATACGCTGTTAAATTGGAATGAAGACCCGGAATTTCAAGCGCTACCCGCTGCAAGACAGTCTATCATATACCAGAACTATTTTGACGGAGAACTGGCAGATGATGAATTTCGGGCGTTACCACCGGCCCGGCAGAACGAGATAAAGAGCAATTTCCTGCAAGCGCATGGCTCGTCTTTTGAGCCAGTGGAAATAGAAGTGGAACCGCAGGCACCCCAGGGTGACGCATGGACCACGGACCCCCTCGCGTATGAAGCACCACCGGAGGAAAAATTTGATCCAGAGGGGGCCGGGTACGATTATGATAGCGCCAAAGCGGCGGGCATGGGGCCAGATGAAACCGGCCATTGGGCCAGCAGAAACCCAAAGACCGGGCAGTTACTTAAAGGCAAAAAGCATGACACCTGGGATTTGTTAGAACAAGGAGAAAAAGACGCGGGGTATGTGATTAATAAAGGGGAAGACGGGCTTTACTATTCACGCCCGGAAGGTCAATCTCAGGCGAGTCGAGAAAGTGAGAGTCTTTTGAATCGGGCGCGTAATATTGGCGCTCCTCCTGCCGAGGACATTATACCAGAGGGCGAAACACGATTGGAGCAGGGGAAAGTCTCTTATTTTAAGAATAACATAGCGGCTGGTATGGAACAAATGGTTGACAGTGTGGCAGGATCAGTGCGTGGTATTGCCGATGTTGCCAATGAGATATATAAGAACTCGCAGGAACCCATGTCTGCGGACAGACAACAGGTATTGGCGGACTTAGGGCTCACTCCGGGGAAACCACCCGAAAAAGCGGCCCCCGCGGACAGTAAGATGCTCGCAAAACTATCGGACAATATGAAGGCATTTATCGACCAATCCGGAGAGGACATCCCAGAGTTATTAAAACGAGAGGGAGTCAAAGGCTGGACGGATGATGTTGTAAAAATGATCCCGCAAATACTTTCCCAGGCTGGCGCACATGCTGCCACCGGTGGTATCGGGAGTATGTTCTTTATGGGGTCTCAAATTTTCGGCGGGACATACAATAAACTTGTCGATGAAGATAAGGTCGAACCGGTACGAGCGGCCATGGCGGCTTTTGGAAATGCGTCAATGCAGGCGCCCTTGGAAGCCATTGGTATGGGGAAAGCCTTAAGCGTATGGAAACCGGGAAAGCATGTCACGAAAGTATTTAAAGAAATTGCCGAGACCATGGGCGTGGAGTTCGTAACAGAGTGGCTCCAGGCGTATCCGGATGCGGCCATGGACATATGGGGAACCGCCCAGAAAAAAGGCAGGTCTCCCTCAGAACAGGTCGATAAGTTCTTTACGGACTTTTGGGACACTACAAAAGCAGGCATGTACGAAGGAAGTGTGGCCATGGTATTTGGCGGCGCATCTCCGGCAGCCAAAGGGATCTATCAGAAGTTTGATCCGGAAGCAAGGACCCGGGAGAAAATTGATACCGCCATAACCACACAAATCGAAGAGGCGCTCAAGACGAATAATCTGTCCCCCGAGGCAGCCAGGATACTTATTGAGGAGCCTTTCCTTAAGCACCTGGGACCGCAGATAGAAGAGTTGATAAAGACCCAGGGGCCAGTGGGCGGAAAGAAACCGCCCGTAAAAGAGGAGCCAACCACCCCTGATGTTTCGACACAGGCCGCGGGGGAGACGAGTGCTCCCCCCGCTACTCTGGATGATGCCAGGATTGCGGAAGAGGACGCCAAAGTTGATAGAGATATATCAGACTCAGTTCGGCAGGACGCCGCCGCGCAAAAAGGTATCGACGACACTCAAAGTTTTGTGCAGACAGCAGCCGTAGACGGCCTGTCCGCAACCGCGAAGTCCATAGCCGGGGGTGATGTAGCTCAGGTTATTGCTGATATAGAAAGGGGCATTATTCCCACAGACAAGGCCCTCGAGCTGTATGAATCGGCGGTTGAACAAGGTGTGGCCATTCCTGAAAAACTAAAACAATTTAAAGATCGTTTGGCCGGAGTAGAGGCAGAAGAAAACTTTAAGCCGGAGCCAGGTATGCGGGTCGGTGTTTTGGACACTATGAGTATGGAGACGAACCCGGTTGAGTTAGTTAAATACGACAAACAGATGGGTCGTTGGGAGTACAAAGATAAATTCGGGAACATAAAAGACGTCCATGAAAGTCAGGTACGGATGTTGCCGGAGGATCGCAGAACAGCCGATACCCCCCAAAAAACAGAACGTCGGGAGGGTGAGCGTCGTACGGATTTCATCCACCGTAAACGTGTATCCGAGATGGATATGGAAGAACGAGAGATTGCCCTTAAAACCAGTGAGCTTACCGGACTTAAGAACAAACGAGCGTATAAAGAGTCTGAGAAAAAAGAACTCCAGGCCAGTTTGGATATCGACTCACTGAAATGGGTAAACGATAACTTTGGGCACACCACCGGCGGGGATGCGCTGTTAAAGTTGATTGGTGCCGCGTTCCAGGGCAATGAGAATGTTTACCATGTATCGGGTGATGAATTTATTATACAGGGCACCCAGAAGGAAATAGATGCCGCAGCGGCCAAAGCAAAGGCATATTTGAAAGCGCACCCTATGATCCTGGCCGGGTCCCCCTTCACGCCAAAATTCAGTTACGCCACCGATAAGGACTTTAATGTGGCGGATAAGAAAATGCTTGAGGAGAAGTTGGCCCGGGAGATGGCAGGTAAACGAGCCCAACGTGGGGACACCCCTCCAGACTGGAAACGTCCGGAAGGCTGGATCTCACATGCCGAAAAGGAAGCGGAGGCTAAAAAGGCGAAGAAAAAACCGCAGACGTTAAAGAAGCCCTCCTTGAGTTTGCAGATACTACAGGTGAGATTTTCCCATTCAAATCTATAGACCGGCAATATTATAAGATTCGCAAGGCTTCAGGCATAATGGAATTTACAGCTCACTGGATGAGAAATTTAAGCCGCCCGTCGTCGAGCATCAGGCTGTAGATGAGCAGGTAGCGGATGGCGGCAAGGTGAATTGATGCGTAGTGCGTGGTGTAGCGCCCGGATTGCTCTTTCATCCATCCCATCCCCCTGCTTTACTTCTTT